ATCTAAAACATCATAAACTGTTTTTCCGTCATCACCTTTGTACATTGACACATAAGGTTTAATATTTTCCCAAGTAAATGTTTCGCCTTCTGGTTTCATATCACCTACATTGATGCTTTGAGCTAAATCTGGTCTTTTGCTTTTAATATAATTCATTATTGTGCCTCTTATACAAGCATCACTATCTTCTTTACCCATTGACACTATTTGATCGTTTAATTCTTTATCGTCGATAATACCTTGTAAACTTTCTAAACCATTAACACCATTTACTCCTGCAGGGAAATGTTTGTCCATTAAATTATTTAATTTTGTCAAAGATTGTTTAGCTTCTTCAGGATCAGATGAAAATAAACCATTTTCTGCTTCGCCTACAATAGTATTCAATGCTTGTTCAAAATCTTCTATGTCAGCAATATGTTCAATCATTCCAGCTAATACTTTTTCTACTTCTTCTGCAGATGCTAATGTATGAATATGAATTCCTTGATAACGCATTTCGTCTGGATGAACTTCTGCTGTAATACCAGCATCAGCTAATTTGGCTTCAATTTCTTTTGCGTGTTCGTCCGATACACCATTTTCTTGATCAAAGTCACCTGCTAAATCATACTGAAGCATATGAGGTTCTGTTTCTCCTTGAAAGCCTCCTGCTTCATCAAAGTCTTCTGGTGTAACTTCTTTTGCTGTTGTTTTTTCTGAAACTAAATTATAAATGTAAGGAAATACGTCTTTTAATTCTTCTTTGAAAGTTTTAATTGTTAATTCATCTATCCAATTTTGTTTAATTTCTTCAGGAACTTCTTTAACTTCTGTTGTTTTATAATCTTTAATTGCTTCTGAATAATATGAATTTCTTTGTAATTTTTGGCAGGTACTTTTAATTTCTTCTACTCTTTCATCTACAATAGATAGATAACTTTTAAGACCTTCTGCCATCACAGCTGAACGATTAATATATGTTTTAAATTGTTTTAGTTTTGAAAGTTCTTCACTTAATCCTGCTATATGTTTTCCAAAATCATCATATGGAACACCGCCATTGGAAATATGTTGAGCCATTGCTCTTGCACCGTTAAGATGTTTAAGAGGATATCTAAATCTTTCTCCTTTAGGACTTTCTATGAATAAAGATTCTATTCTTCGAGATCTGTTAGCACCAACAGACATATCTATTGGAGCAGAGTGTTTAATAACTAAACGTGCATTTCCAATAGGTTGAAAACTAGTTTTTGTAGTTCCGTATATATTAGATTCACTCATTCTTTTTTCCTCGCCATCTTGACGTGTTTGACTCAAATATTGATAGTCTCGTTTTTCAAGGTTGCTTTTAGTAATATCCCTTGTATCAAAATTAAGCATTCTTGATTTAGCAAAATTTCTTAATTCTTTAAGAAATTCAAACCACTTATGCTTTACTCCACTATCGGCATCCTCTATAAAATCCGTATTGTGTAGTACTACTAGACCATCTTTGTCGTCTATACTAATACTTACCTTTCCTAGTTGCTTTCCAGCTTCTTGAAAATCGAAGTCAAAATACCGTGCTTCTTCGGGATTACTAGTAACTTCTCCTGCGTCATTACCCAAAGTGACTGCTGGAAATCGTCCCCTAATTTTAGCGAATAAATCGTTTGCAACTGCTCTTGTGTTCATATATCTTGTATTTATCTACCCTGTGTAACTTGCGAACACTGGTAGTGGTATAACTCTTTCTGTTGTATCTTCATCTGCCTGGCTAAATGACGTATATACTTTAGGATCCCAGTCTTTTAATACTTGTATGATCCTCATAGCTAATAAAGATGCACTAACTAGGTCATCTTTTTCACCTGTTTTAGCTCTATAAGAGGAACCTGCCGCCACATATGATTTAAGTTCACTAATTAGAGGTTTACTATGAATTGTCATTTTGTTTCTTTCTATCATTGATTTTAATCTTGCACAGGCACTTATTTTAGTTTTATGAGTTGTATTAAAACCTTTTCTAAATTTTCTAATATGACCTTTTCTAATAGGTTCGTTTACAAACATACCGGGTATAGAATCCTCACCAAAGTCTTGAATTACTAATAATGCTGACTCACCTATTGTATTATTTTCTACACTCCAATATATATTTGAACCATTAGGATTTCCTGATTCATCTTTAATGTAAGTTGATATGTCTTTTAGAATTCTAACTTGTTGTGGTATACCAGTCATATTATGTTTCCATTCGCCTACTTGTTTGTAACTTGGTAATTCATAAACTTGTATTGCGGCATTGTCTCCACCGGTACCCATTGCAGGATCTAATGCTATTACGTAAATACTTTCTGAATTAATTTTTTCATACCAACGTGTTTGTCCCATATTCATTATAGGTTCTTTTCCATCTAACGTTGATAAGAAAATACTATTAATTAAAGTTTCATCATAAACTAAAAATTCACAACCATATTCTCGTCTAAATCTTTCTTCACCTATTCTACTTAATTCTGCCTGTTTCCATTCTTCATCTCGATCCGGATGTTCGTTCCACATACAAGTATAACCATGAAAGCCATTTGATCCAAGTTCTGCTTCATTACCGTGTTCATCAAATTTATCTTGAGATTGTTTCCATAAAGTTGCAAACATATCTTCATCTGAATTAGGAGTTGATGTAACTATTGCTTTACCTCCTGTTGCTAGTGTAGGAGAAATAGAAGTCCAAAATTCTCTGGCAATGCCGGCATTTACGAAAGCAAACTCATCACAATATAATAATGATATCGCCATACCTCTTCCAGTATTTGTAGTAGTTGTTGTGCTAACTATTCTACTTCCATTTTCAAATTCCATAGAACCTTTATTATAGTTTATTACACCTGCTCTAATATGATCAGGACATAATTCATATCCATAACGAATACGTTGCATAATTTCTTGGGCACCAGCAAATTTGTGTGCGGCAATTAATACAACTTGGTCTGGATGAAACATTGCATACCATAATAGATAACAAGCGGCTGAAGTAGTTTTTCCACTTTGTCGTGGTAGCATATTAATATTAAATCTATAATTATGATAACTGTTTAAAAGTCTAGATTGATATTCATAAGGTTTGAATAATAATTTACCCTGTACAGGATGTTGGATATGAAAATAATTTTTAGCAAAATGTTCAAAACCATTATCTGGATTTGTACATTTAGTCAGATCTGTTAGTTGATCCTCTGTAAATCTTTCCTTAAGGTGTGCTTTTTTGGTTAGTACACCATCTAAACTTTTCATTGACATACTAATATTTAGTAGTAAACTGGGGGGTGGAAAATGTTTTGAAAACTACTTTGCTTTGTATTCTTTGTATTGACTTGCTATATCTTCTTTAACTTTTGCAACAAAATCAACAGTTTCTTGTTCCATAGCCATTGGATTGTCACCAGATGACACTTTAGGATAAGTTTTTTTAGCTTTATTAATACCGCCTGCTATATCCTTTGTCATAAAGTTTGTATCTTTAACTTCTGGGTCAGGTGTAGTACTTGCTTTACCAGGTACTTCATCTTTAGTTTCTTCTGTAGCTTCGGCATCAGGTTGTAATATATCTTCTACGTCTTGTGTAGTAGTAGCGGCATCCATTTTTGGTGCTTGTACTCCTGCATTTTTAAAAATTTGTAAGAAGTTTTGGATATCATCAAGATTGTCACCAACCATAGAAAACTGAACTGCTTCTTTTAAAGTTTCTTTGTTAGCTTCTTTTCTGTTTTCTTCTTTGCTTTGAATCTTGTCTACTTTACCTATAAAATCTCTAATATCCATCTTATCTCTCCATTATTCCTTTGTCGCCTTCTGGATTAGTTTTAACATCTTTAGCGGCATCAGGAGCCTCTCTATCTTTTCTAACTTTTTCTAATTCTTTAAGTAATTCCATTACTCTAGAAGTACCTGCTGTTTTTTGTGCTTTAGGATCAGCTTTAGGATATTCACTTTCTAAATTAGCTTTTCCGTCACTTTCTTTTGGCTCTTCTTGTTGAGCAACTAAAGGGTCACCAGGTTTTCTAACTACTATATGATTTTCAGCTAAACCTAATGTATGTTTTAAATATTCTTCAAGTACAGAAGTAGTTGTTGGATATTCAACTTCAATATCAAAATATGTAACTTCTGTATTTTCTAATGCAGGAAAATCTAATGCTTTTTTCTGAATAGGCGTTTTTTTGCCATTACTCATTTTAACTACACTATATTTCTGCATAGCTGATTCAAGTTTGTCAGCTGTATCATCTGCTAACATACCTGCTAAACCTACTTTGAAATTGTAAGTTCTTTTACTTTCAGCTAGATATTCTTTAAAACTTTTGTCCATATGCATTATTTAGCCAGTTTCTTCAACTTCTCGAGTAAACTGTTCCGGTCAGTAATGACGTATCCTTCGCCCTGTACTATGTTAGTAGTGTCATCAACACCCTGTTTAGAGTCTTGCTTTTGTTTCTTTAGCTGTAAATCGACCATTTTAAGCTTCTTATCTATTTTAGCTACCCTGGCATCTAGGGCTGTTTTAAGCATTTGTCCAGCTACTTCAAATACTCTAGAAGAGTACCTGCTTTCTACGTTCATACCTAAGTCCATTAAATCTTCATATGCGTCAATGGCTTTGGAACTAATATCATTTACCTCTGTATCAGACATATCTCCTAATCCTTTTACTTGAGGTAAAGCGGCTGTTATTTTATCCAATTCTGCTATATCTCTTTTAGTAGATTCGTGGTCTTCAATTTTTACTTTTTTAACGTCAGCTTTAACTTCTTTAGCTTTTTCTTCATCTACTATTTCTTGAGATTCAGGTAAGTTTAGTAATTCTTCTAATTTTTTGGTCATAATTATATGCTACTATATTTATTTAGAATATTATCCGCGTCTTCCAGTATGGAAAAGGTCTTTTTCATTAACAACTCTAAATCTAAAACCTTTGTTTTTACACCATGCTATAGCGGAACCCCATTTGGCTTGATTGACTACATAGTGTATTTTGTTAGTTCTACTTTCACCTATACTTTCTTTTTTAGTTTGATTTTCAGGTTTAATTTCTATAACTTCTGCGTGGCTTTTTCCTTTTTTATCTGTGTATGCTATAAAGAAATCAGGAACATAAATTGAAAACTTTCCTGTGAAAGGATGTTTGTAAGGAATTTTAATTGCTTCATTGGCCCATTTACTAATACTAGGACTTTCATCACAGAATCTCATGAAAGCGAATTCCCAACTTGATCTATATAAAGGAGATCTATTACCTATGTATTTGCCAGGATTCTTAGGAGTGAATTTGCCATTTAGATAACGCTTCATGGACTACACCACTATATTTCTTTTTTGAGTGGCCTCATTTGAATCGGTTATTTTATAACCTAAAGAAGAAATTTTTGATCTATTATGATTTAATACTTCAGTTACCATGTAACTTAAATTAGCTGATTTTAATCCTTTTAATGTATCAATTAATTGAAATACATTTACATTATCTAATTTTGCTTGTTGTAATAAAATTGTAGCTGTGCTTATACTAGCAACTTTATCAAATCCTCTTGATTCGAAAAATCCAACAACTGCATCTACTTGACTACTAGGAAACGTTATAGTTTCTGTAAAAAATTGATTAAAAAATTCTTTTACATTTGTTTCCGAATTATTTTCTGTTGTACTTGGTATGTTTTGTGACATTATTTGCTTATTCCTTTAATTGCTTTAACTACTCCACCTCTAACATTAGAAGCTGTTCTACCAATAACAGTATTAGCAACACCATAAGAAGAATCTGAAGTCCCGCCTATTTTACCTATTGCTCCTGTTAATATATTAACACCTTCTTGTATTAATCCACCTTTAGTTAAATTTTTAGCATTTTTAATTCTGTTGGCAGTTCTTATTATAGACCCTAAAGTCATTTTACCGCCGCCAGCTCCTAATTGACTACCTATGTATGTATGAGGACCTGTACCATCATTAAATAATCCACTTAATATTCCTCCTTGACCAAATACACTTGTAGTTCCTCCACCACTTAAAGAATTAGGACTAGGTGTTTTATCATAGTGTTCTAAAGCAAATCCTTTAGGTGCACTACCTTTAACTACTCTACCTCTACTATAAAATACAGTTTCATATTCTATAGTCATTTGATTTGTTACTGGACCAGTTTCTTCATTTTGCATTGAATCATGCGTCCAACCAGAAATTACAGGATTAACTATTGTAAAACAAGTAAATGTTTTTCTAGCCATTTGATAAATTTGAATACTACGAAAGAACGGATCAAAAGATCCAGCATCTAAACCAAATCTATATCTATTATGATCAGATGACAAATATGTATTTCCTCTATTATATGGGCCACCTGCTGTTCTATTAAATTGTCTAGGCACACCTGAGTCAGGATTTCCTGCATTATCAAGAGCTCCATAATTACCATCTTTAAAATAATATCTATAATATGATTCCCACATAGCAGTTGTTACACCATAATTATCATCATGGAATACAATGCTTATAGGATCATATTGAATTTTTTTTTGAATTTTTCTTTTTTTATTATACGCAAAAACTGTATCTGTATCAATAGAATATTTAGGTAGTTCTACACCTTTTACTAACATATTTAATTCTGTTCCGTGTTTAGATATTGGTGGATCAGATTTTAATACTGATTCATTTAGAGTAAATGCTACGTGATATAAAAATTTTACTTTAGGTGCAAGTCTAAAACTATCATCAACATATAGTCTAGCCGCATGAGCGAAATCACCAAGATTACCTTTTGGCGATAAGGTACCGCTTTTTAAATTATCTAAAAATCCATTTAATAAATTTGCCATATACAGTATTTATCGAGTAGAAAAACAGGGTAGAGAATAAAAAAGGCGCCTTAGCGCCTCCTCTATTAGTGGAATTTTAAATTTTGTTATTATGCACCACCACCAGTGATTAAAGTATTAACTGTTCTGCCCACTGACGTACCTATTCCTGTACCTTGTGGTGTTTGTATAGCATTATCATAATGCATTACTAACGTAACAGTTACTGGTTCACTAGAGTTGTATGCTAAAGTGTTATAGTTTGCTGATTGAACATAGCAACCATATAATTCATATGTTTCTAAAATATTAACTACATTGGCACCATTTGCACCGTCAGTTACTTCTATTCTAGTTACGAATTTGTAATCTGCACCTGAAGCCGCCGCAGATTGTTCAAAGAAATCAAATTGTTTTTGTAGTTGCTCGCCAACTAATTTTTGAACATTATTTGCAACATCTTCTCTTAATGTTAATGTAATTGGTTCCCAAGTATGTTTACCTGCTAAAAATACTTTAGAATTGTAAACATCTATTGTTGTATTTTCAAAACTTAAATTAGGTCTTGTAACGTCAACAACTTGTTTTGTTAGTTCAGTTGTAGGAGTTGATACACCAAAGTTTTCTAATGATACTCTAAAACGATATTGTAATTTAGGCATCAATAGACCTTGATTACTAGCTGATTGGCTAGAATTCAATGGTACTGTAATCTTTGATAGTGTCGATATACTCATTTGTTTCTCCTATAGTATTTATCTTATTATAAACCTGCTATTTCACCAGTGTTTTTAAGTCTTAATGGAATGTATATAAATTCCACTGCTTTAACTGGCTCTATTGCTATGTCTAAATAAAGTTCGTTTCTGTCTATTCTTGCAGGTGTGTTGTTTGATTCATCACACACTACTAAGAAGTCGTATAATGCTCTGTTACCTACTAATTCAAGTAATAGGCTGTCTGCTTGAGCTTTAATTTCATCTCTTGTAATTTTATCATTAGGTTCAAACACAAAAGGTCTAGCCAATTTGTTTAATTGACTTCTAATGTAAATTACTAATCTTGAAACATTAATTCTGTCTAAAGATGAAGTTGCACCTGATCTAGTTTTTTGTCCATAGTTAACTAAACCTGCACCTGTTATGAAAGTAATTGGATTAACGTTATTACTGTATAAAGTATCTCTTTGACCTTCATTTAATGCTGACGCAGTAAATTCACCTTCGCTATTAATGTAACCAGTTGAAGAAGCATTCGTTATAGTACCTCGTCTAGTTCCTGCTGGAGCAAACCATGGATAAGAAACTTGATCGCTTAAAGCAATCGTTCTAAGCATCATGTGACTTGCTGGAACAGTTATGTTTTTGCCGAAGTTATCGCTTGTAAATCCTGATGGATAAAATACTCCAAGATAATCATTTGAAGTTACAAGTCCTTTGTCGTTATCTTCAACTGCTGAATTAACGTTCGTTGCCCAATCGCTTAATGATGTTGAATCTGAAGACAATCTAAACGGAGCATCACCAACTATAAATGCTGATAATCCTCTGTCAGTGTTTAAGCTAACTAGTTCTCCAATTAATTCTGGATAGCCAGGAGCCGCAACTAAATTGAATATTCTAGATTCATCATCTCTAATATCTTGATTAGCATTAACTAATGCTTGTAGTGATTGTACTACAACTTTTCTTTGTGATTTTCTTCCAAATGCACCTGAACCATCTGAATTATTAGCTGATTCTGTTACCCATCTGTGAGCATAATAACCACTCATTGATACATCACCCATTCTAGTATTATTAGCTGTTGTATCTACATAATTTCTTGCAAATTTCTTAACATTAAATCCACTTCTACGTAAATTGAATAACAATGTTCCTTTTGGATATAATGCTGGATCTGGAGCATCAGTATCTACATAATCGCTTGATAGTAAAGCAACAATTGTAGCATCTGTTGTATCTGCACCTGCAGTTGAACTTCTAGCGTCAGCGAATACAACACCATCTTCTGTTGTTTGATCACTGTTGTCTACTGCAACCCATTTAAGAGAAGTTGCATTCCATTTATTAATTTTAGGATAATTTTCTAAGTCTGAAGAATCAATCCAAATGTCACCTTCTACTAATGCTGTTGCATCTGATTGTGTAGTAGGTGCTGTAGCTTTTACTTGTGGTCCTGCTGGATCTGTTCCTGCATTTACAGTTAAATATCCATCCCATTTAGATCCATTGTGTTCCATAATATCAACGGAATCAATAACTGAAGAATACCAAAGTTGACCATCTGCCGCAAGTGATGTTGGAGCCGTTGCTGAAGCTGTATATGTTAATACTGTCCAGTTAGAAGCTCTCCATTGTTTAGGATTTGTTGCCGCATCTGTACCTGGCTCATATTCCATATTAGTTGTTGTGCTTGAGAAACCAGCTAATGCTAATACTCCGCCAGTATCAGTAATATGCATTTCACCACCGTCATTGTGTGAAATTACAACTCTGTTTAAACTGTCAACAGTTGCACTAACGTTAACCATTCCTGCACCATTAATTCCTGCCGCAATAACATCTGAGTCTGTTGCCGCCGCTGTAGTTGTTACTGAAATAGTAGACGCAGATGACATTGCATCTTGTCCAACTATTGATTCAGCAATATTAAATGCGTATGTACCGCCTGTTACTTGCGTTGCAATTACACTTGAAGTAATTGATGTGTTACCTGTATTTGCTCTTCTGTATGGTCTTAAATCTATTTCAGTTGTACCATTATCGTAGTTTATATATGTTGTACCAACAGCAAGATTTTTTCCACCGCCAACTCTATCTAAATTGTAGATAGCATTGTTACCACTTGAATATAAAGGTGATGTTAAATCTTCCCATAATTTAGTAGTTGCATTGAATTTTTTGATTTTATAATTTGCTCCTAAATTAGGAGTTGTTGTTTTAATCCAAATTGAACCTGATGGTCTTCCTGTTGAAGAACTATTTCCACCAGCTGGATTTTTGAAATTTGGAACACTAGTATGAGCTTGAACATTCGCACTAGGCAAGTTGTAAGTACTTGCTGTAATTCCTAATTCTGTTTCTAATCCTGCATTACCACCACCGTTTGCTATAACAATTGTATCTGCATAACCACCACCGCCAGTTCCTTAACTATAAATTTCTAATTTACCTGCTACTGCT